GAGAAACGAAACCATGAACAACCCCAAATGTATCGCTGTCATCGGTGGCATTGATTACGAGGGAGAGGCATTCAGAACGCTTCGTCTTTTTGATTGCCAATCAACGGCAGATGCCTACAAAGCAGAACTGGAGCAGGAGTTCGATTACGTGCTCATGGAGGTTCAGGAGATCTCACAATACAGCATGATGATGGGCGGTTTGATTCCTGCTTAATCTCTTAAGGTTTGGGGTCACCTAAAGACCCCGCCACCCTGTAGACTAATCAAAGAAACAAACCAATCATGTTCGCAGTTCAACCAACCTCCTTCGTTACCTTTGATGAGTACGGGGCAGACTACACGCCAACGATCGCAGGTGCTTATCGCATCGCTGCCATCCGTCAGCAGGAACGCGAGGGCGATCAGATGATCTGGCGTCTCACCTCAGGGCAACCCATCCCATGGGTGAGGGTCTATGAAGACGAGAACATCTCCAGTGTGACAGAGCAGGATCTGGCACTGCTGGCATAGGTAACGCCCCTAGATCGACTACAATTCAGAAGTACACCACACAGGACACAGCATGAACGGATGGGCAAACCACGCAACATGGAACGTCGCTCTCTGGATCGGCAACGATGAGATGATCTACCGTCACGCCAAAGAGAACAAGAATCTAGGGTATCGCAAATGGGCAAAGCGTTGGATTGATGAGTACGGCGAGTACATCACAGGCGACGGCATCTCCTGGTTATCCGATGACGTAGACACAGACGAGATGGATGAGATGCTGGCAGAATTATGAACTAGTGTTACAGGGGGGCAGCATAGCACCCCCTGACCTGTAGACTATCAAAGAACAAAACCAACAGCACATGCCCAACCCAGTCATCATCATCGCCACTCCACAGAGCAGCGCCACTGAAGAGATCAGACTCTACCCAATGACCAGGCAATGTATGATCTTTTGGCAGACACCCCACTACAGCAACCACAAGGTGAGACGCCGTGACATGCTGCGCCTCATTCTGAATCTGAAGCAGAGCGCAGGCGCATGGGTTAATCGCTACGCCTTGGCATCATGAACGATAAGCAACTCAAGCGACTCGCCAAGGTCAACGGATGGACTAAGCACCGTAACGGCGGCAGTCATGAGATCTGGAGGAGAGGGACAGCAGAGCAGATCACAATTCCATATCGCTGCCGTCCCTTTGTCGCCAAGTCCATCGCCAAGCAACTGACAGTATAACACAGGGGGGGGACTGTATATTGCCCCCCTATGCCCCTTAGCGGTTGCGCCAAGCGAAAAACCGCTGACTCCCCTAACCTACAAACGTTTCCCAGAGGGGGCTTTTTTGTATGCTATAATATTTGAAAAATAAAAAAATCCTCCATGAAAATTTCTCCCACAAAGTTCGCAAGGTATTCAGTATCGGATAGACGACCGCTAAATATTTTTGAAAATTAATTTTTCAAAACCATAAAACCCAAAAAAATTTCCCAGCAAAAAAATGCCTGAAAAAGTCGATCTAGAGAATTACGATAGTATAATGAATAACTTTGATGCATTTTGCGATGCATTTGAGGAGAGAGCAGTAGAAGCATTTCAGAGAGGTGATACAGATAATGGAAGAGTTATTAGAGCAGCTACAGAAACAGTTGGAGGTATTGGAGGAGAGGGTGAAAGCATTAGAGAGACCGACAATAGCATACAAGCGTCCTGGGGCGAGTGAGTATGAGAGTTTGTCAGAGACACTAAATTATCTTCACAATAATGTAGAGGGTATGAAGAAAGATATATCAAATAATACGAAGGGTTTATAATGGCATTTTTAGTAGGACCGGAGACACTGGATACGCCGAGTACTGATGGTAATTGTTTGTATCCTGCAACACCCATAGGAGGTACGCCGACGTTGACTACGGTAAAAGTCAATAGAATGCCTTTAGAGATCATTGCAGGACTTCCTGTGCCTTATCAGTGTACACCTGTGGAGGGTATTAAAGTTAATCCAGCAATACCATTACCGTGTCAACCAGGACAGCGTACTATCGTACCTAATATTAACAAGACTGTTTTTATAAATGGTCAGTTACCAGCAGTCAGTGGAGATGAAGCGCGATTGTTAATTGGATCTACTCCGAGACCCTTGACAGGACCGTTTCAGTATCCTACAATAGTAATTGGAACACAAACCGCGAGTTAATTATGGCAAAGAGCAGAGTTGGACTATCAGGAGCAGACACAATTGAGTCTAGACCAAAGCGTACTCGTCAAGGACGTGGTAAGCACACGAAGTATGCAGCTACGTCACGTAATGGTGCAAAGAAGCGTTATAGGGGACAAGGTAGGGGATGAATTTAATTTGCAATCTTCCTGCAGAAAAAGTATGGGTTCGTAGAGAATATTTACGAGATCATCAAGATGGACATGGGGAGTTTGTTGAGGGCGTCTGGGTTGCTGCTAAAAGTATACCTGGACGTGCTTTTTATTTTGAGACATACTTACCAGAATATGGTGCAATGTATGACAAGCTACCCATTAGTGCATTTGTACGATCTGCTGAAACCCCAGTCATAGACATGAGTTTGGAGAATCTACAATTCTGGAATTGTATGGATTATGGAGTCATGGCAATCAACAAAGGATTTGTCTCATCGATGGACTGTGAGGTCTTCACTAGAGATCATGGTTTAATGAAAGGACAATATTTGTTTACGTTAGATAACTACCATGCAAATCCAGATGTGATAGATAATAATGTAAGTGAAGTGCCACAAGAGCACAAATCACATAATTGTATTGCATTGAACAATGGTCAGTATGCATTGTATCCTAATAACAGGATGCGTCTGTATGACCTCTCTATCACTCCAGAAGACCCCAAGTTCCCTGACTTTAAAGTATCTACCATAGAATACCAAGTAGAGTCAGGAACGGACTGGGGACGCCTTGGAGACACCGATGATTATTTTTGGCAAACACAACAGGAGAAACAAAATGGGACACCCTAACAGGTTAGACGGATCAGTTGACAAAGGTGAAGACTTTGTTAGCGAAGGTATGACACTCATCACCGAGACTGATAGTGACAAGTATTTGAATATGTCAGCAAAACGTAATCGTAACAAAGCAAAAAATGAAGAGATCTATGATTCTCAGGAATGGGCAGATGGATTCGTTGGTAAGTGATAAATAGTAACAGCCTACTGCTGTGTTTAAATGCCGACCTTTCAGACATTTAAAGATCTGAGTATTACTTTTAAGAAACATCCTGTAAGTGATGATTTAGTAACGGTAAAAGATAAGGCAGCTATCGTTCAATCGATTACTGCCTTACTTCTTACTAGGAAGGGAGAAAGACCATTTCAACCTGAATTGGGTTGTGATATTCAGAATATATTATTTGAACCATTAGATTATGGTAGTGCTGGTATTCTCAGATCAGAGATTGCAGATGTATTGAATCGTTACGAACCACGAATTCGTGTTAATACTATTAACTGTACCCCAGATGATATGAGTAATGGATATGAAGTTGAATTATCTTATACTATTGTAGGTAGAGACGATACACCAGTAGCAGTAGAATTCTTCTTAGAGCGTACACGATAATGCCTTATACTCAGGTTGCCAATTTAGATTTTGAAGATATCAAAATTGCTCTGAAGGAATACCTCAGAGCACAATCAGATTTTACTGATTATGATTTTGATGGTAGTGCATTATCAACACTAATTGATACACTTGCCTATAATACGTATTATACGGCATTTAACACTAATATGGTAGTCAATGAACTATTCATTGATTCTGCCACTTTAAGAGACAATGTGGTTGCACTGGCGAAGCAATTAGGGTATAGACCCAAAAGTATTACTTCTCCTACTGCGTATGTTTCTTTTACAGTAAATTATACTAACCCAACAACTGATACTGAATTAATCCTCAAGAAAGGAACAGGATTTATTACACAGTATGATAATACAATTTATCAGTATATTGTATTAGATGACGTAAAAGCACAAGTAATTAATAATATTGCAACATATGAGAATGTTGCTGTAAGAGAAGGAACACAAATTACTAGTAATTTTACTGTTAATACAGCATTAAAATCACAAAGATTTATTTTAGACAATCGTAATATTGATACTAATACAATTAAGGTAAAAGTATTTCCTACCGGTAGTTCATTAGGTAGTGCATATTTAATTTCCGATAATATTTTAGATGTTGATGAAAAATCAGAAATATTTTTCCTTAATGAAGTAGAGGATGAGAGGTATGAGATATTATTTGGTGATGGAGTAATTGGTAAGAAGTTAGAAAATAATGCAAGGGTTGAGATATCTTATCTAACTACATCAGGACCAGAATCTAATAGTGCAAAAACATTTGTATTTTCTGGTGTAATTGAGAATGTGAATGGAGTATCACCAAATGCATTTGATACAACTATTACTTTATCAGTTGCATCATCTGGTGGAGAAGAGAAAGAAAGTATTGATAAAATTAAATTCAATGCTCCAAAATCATATGGTACACAGAATCGTGCTGTGACTGCAAAAGATTATGGTGCTATTGTTCGTAATGTATATCCTGCAGTTAGTGACATTATTATCTTTGGTGGTGAAGAGCAAGAACCGCCACAGTATGGTAAAGTGTTTATTGTATTAAAACCAACTGATGCTGCATTTGTTACTAATTTAACAAAACAGGAAATTGTTGCTCAGTTAAAGAAATATACTGTTGCTTCAATTCAACCAGAAATTTTAGATCCATCTATTTTATTTGTTGAATTAAATAGTAAAATTTATTATGATAGTAATATCACAAATCAAACATCATCACAAATTAAAGATGCAGTAATTGGATCAGTTCAACAATATATTGATGTTTCAGATACAGAAAAATTCAATGGTAAGTTTAGATATAGTAAATTTGTTGGTGTAATTGACAATACCGATCGTAGTATCAATTCCAATTTAACCGAAGTAATTATGAGGAAAGATTTTTATCCTCAATTAAATACTACGACATATTACGAAGTATGTTTTCAAAATGCATTTGACAAAGAATGTGATGGTCCTACCTTGCACAGTACAGCATTTAGAGTAACAGAACATCCACAATATGACTCGCTTTTAGAAGACAGGGATGGCAAAATTGTCCTATATAGACTAGATACTTTATCCAATCAAAAGGTTGTCTTAAACCCAGAAGTTGGAGAAATTAATTATGAAAAAGGTGAAGTAAAATTATATGATTTAACGATTATAAAAGGAAGTTTTGCTGACAACAAAATTTCATTACGTGTTAAACCATTATCAAATGATATTAAATCTTTACGTGAAGTTTATCTTGACGTAGACGTTGCAAATTCAAGTTTCACAGCATACAAAGAGTAATTAGATGACTGTAAAGACCAAAAGAATTTCTACTCTTATTAATTCACAATTACCAGAATTTATCTCATCAGAATATGAGATGTTTGGTAAGTTTATTGAGAAATACTATGAATCTTTAGAGATTCAAGGTGGAACTTTAGATGTTATTAGTAACATACAAAAATATCTAGATATTGATTTTTACGAGAAAAATATACTAAAACAGAATGATGTATTAGCATCATCATTAACATCTTCTGATACTACTATTACATTAGAAGATGCAAAATCATTTCCAGAAAAAAATGGATATGTAAAAATTGATAATGAGATTATTTTTTATGCAAGTAGAACTAATACCGAATTACAGGATTGTTCCAGAGGCGTTAGTGGAAATACGACCATAGGTGATTTGTATAATGAATCTAATTTTAAAACTACAGATGCTGCTGTTCATTCATTAGGATCTAAAGTTTATAATGTTAGCAATTTATTCTTATATGCATTTGTAAGAAATTTTGAATCGCAATATTTAAATTCTTTCCCAGAAAAATATCTTAAGAGAGATATTGATAAAAGAACATTAATCAAAAATATTCAAAAATTTTATAAGTCAAAAGGAACTGAAAGTTCTATTAGATTTATTTTTAACGCAATCATTGATGATGATAGTAAGCCATCAACTTATTCTCCTGTAGATTTTACATTAAAAAATTCTACATCAGATTGGGTTAATACTTATACATTAAAAGCAAAATTAGTATCTGGTAATATCAATGATATTATTGGTAAACGTATTGTACAAAATGATGAAAATTATCCATATGCTTCTGCAGTTGTAGATAATATAAAATCTTTTGGTTCTTCTGATGGAGAGGTTTACGAATTAGTTTTAAGTCCTGCATCTATCAATGGAGAATTTAGAATTTCTTCCCAGACAAAATTAAAAAAGATAGTAGATGCATCTGATTCTATTGGAGATAGAGTAAATGTAGAGTCTACATTAGGTTGGAAAAAATCTGGTTCTTTTATTATTGGTAATGAGGCATTTAAATTTGTTAAGAAAAATGCAGCACAATTCTATATTGAAGAACGTTCTTCTAGCATAACACATGATGTAGGAACTCCAGTATACGACTATTCTCCTGTTGCATTTGGAGATGTAGAATTAATTATATTTGGTGTATTATATGAATTTGATGTATCAGAGGGTGCTCCATATTCAATAAAAGGAGATAGGGTACAAGTTAAAGACGCAGGTTTTACTACAACTGATAGAATTTTATTTGATAAAGAGCAGCAATCATATAGATGGTATTTGAATGAATCAAATACTATTCCAAGTATTGCTAATACTAACTTACAAACACAGGCAAATCAATTTATTGCTGATGTTTCTGCAATATATGAAGATGGACAAACATATTATATTTGTTCTTCTGGATATCCTTCTTACGAAATATTAAGTGCTAATGATAGTGCAACATTAGTTGATCCAAGAAATCTCAAAATTATTAGAAAAACCCCAATTTCAACTCCAGAGGTATATGAGACTAACAATAAAGAAGTTGGAATATTTCTTGATGGAACTATAGCATTTGGATATAAAGATGAAGAGTTTGTAAAATTTGGTAATATTGAAAAAATAAATGTAATTTCTAAAGGAGACTTGTATGAAAGATCTCCATATGTATTAATTAATGATCGCCCAAATAAAGCACAAGCAGTCCTTTCTGGATCAAAATTAAATTCAGTAACAATTACTGATGCAACATCTTATACTGAAGATCCTACAGTAACAATAACATCTGGTAGAAATGCACAAGTTACTCCTATTGTTACTAATGGAGAAATTACTAGTCTTGTAATTGATAATCCTGGAGAATATTATTCAAGTCCTCCTGTTATAAGAATTACTGATACTAATGGTAAAGGAAAATTTGCCGAATATGAAGCAGTAGTATCTTTTGATGGTAAGTTAACTGATTTCGTACAAATTAATAAAGGAAGACTTTATAGTATTAACACAGTATCTGTAGATGTTATTCCTCAAGGATCTGGTGCTACTGCCCAAGCAGAGATTAAAAAATGGGTAAAAAATAGATATAAAAAAGTAGAAAATTCTATTGATACAGCAAATGGTTGCTTACTTAGTGATTACGAGAAATCCGGTAAAAAAAGATATGTAATTGTTGCAGACCCGATTAAACTAAGAGCAAGAATTGGAGATAATTTAGATAACTTTTTACAAGAACCTGCACAAAAAACACATTCCAAAATTTTAGGGTATGCATTTGATGGAAATCCAATTTATGGACCTTTTGGATATGAAAATGCTGCAGATAAAGATTCTACAATAACTAGATTGCAATCTGGATATTCATTAAATAATTCTCGTCAAAATGGACCATCAACAACAGATTATCCTTTAGGAACATTTATTGACGATTATCAATGGACAGTAACTAATAGTTCTGGATACACTAGATTAGATAAAAATAATGGAAGATTCTGCGTAACACCAGAATATCCAGAAGGAACTTATGCTTATTTTGTTAGTTCTGATTCCAATAATAATCCAACATTCCCTTATATTTTAGGAAAAAATTATTACTCTGTTCCATTGGCATCAAATTATGATGCTAATATTTCACA